TTATCCAAGTTTTAACTGTTCAAGTTTGTTCATCATATCCTTATCCATCTGTTCAGTAACGTGAGAATAAATGGAAAGCGTTGTACGGTGGTCGGAATGGCCTACACGATCCATAATAGCTTTAAGTGACACGCCTTGTTGAGAGAGTAATGATATGTGGCTATGTCTTAATATATGTGAAGAAACTTCTTTATCAATACCAACATCTTTAGCTGCTTCCCTAAGGATTTTATTGAATCTTTCAGTCTGCATTGGGTTACCTTTATGATTAGTAAATACAAAATTTCTATTTAGATATCCATCATTCCATTTTGAATCCTTTTTGTTCTCCAGTATTGCTTTCTTTAATATCTCGCAACTTCTGCTACTCAATCCAATTGTTCTATAACTAGACTCTGTTTTAGTGGTATCTTTTACACCGAATCCACCAGATTCATCGTGAAACCAATGGATTGTTCCGTTAATATTTAAACTCTTATTATCAAAGTCTATATCTTCATTTTGAATGGCTAACATTTCACCAATACGCATACCATTTAAGGCTTGAAATTCGGTCATGAGTGCAACGAATAAATAAAACCGTTTATGGATACCTGAGTGCATTTTCTGAGCCTTCATATTAATATCTTTGATGATAGATTGTATTTCATTTAATTCGAGGTATTTATTACGTTTAGCTTTCACTTCATCATAAGACTTAATTCTTTTATTTAACGTTATATCTTTTAAAAATTCTAAATCTTGCAGTTTATAGATGCGTCTGGTGTATTCAAATACATTTTTGAATATGCTTAACGCATCTTTGTTAACTTGATATACATAACCTTTACTATCCATTTCATCGAAAACTTGTTGCGCATATGAAAGTGTTATTTTATTGATTAAAATATCTTCATCTACAAATTTCTTCAAAGTGTTTAGCTTACTCAATTTAGTTTTAATAGTCGTTCTTTTTGACCCAGACGTTTTGATATAGTTCTGAAACCACTCATCACTTGCAGCATGAAAAGTTAGTGACTTAAGTGTAGTAGGTGTCTTATCATTCAGTTTTGCTTCTATACGCTCATTTAAGAGCCTTTGAGCTTCTTTTTGTGATTGCTTACCATTCTTATTAAGTACCACACTAACACGTCGCCATTTGTTTGTGAGTGGGTCTTTGTACTTCTCGTAATATCTATATTTAGTTTCTTTATTCTTATTTTTAAATTTTTCGAACCACATTTTGCTTCTCCCTCCTCAAAATTGGCAAAAAATAATAAGGGTAGGCGGGCTACCCGAAATTTAGTACTAGGTACTAAATGTGATATAATAAAATAAAAAGTAGGTGATGTTATTACATTTAAAAACAATCATAATTTCAATGAATTAGTTTTAACGAATGAAGACATTAGAATTTTAAAAAATGTCTTAGAAGATGCAGTCAGTGTTTATGATGAATATTCGGTATGTAATGAAGAATCCGATTTTGCTTACTGTTTATTAAGAGACTTATATACATTAGACAGCTTAGCTATTTCGTCAAATAATGTTTGAATTATCGAATTGTACTCTTCGATTTTAATACCATGCATAATAGAGTTTCTGTGTTCAATAGCAGCTTTGACTGAATGTTTTAAATGTTCTTCTATTAAATCGTTGTTTTCCATTTCGTTTAAAAATGTTCTTATATTCCTCTTGTAATCAGGTGTTTGTTTAATTATATCTTTATCAAACTTGTTCAATATCAGCCTACACATTAGTTCTAGCGCTCTACCTAAAAGTAGTGATGTAGCTAGCCTTTTTTCAGACATAAAGCAATCATAAGCTTCAACTATATGAGTTTCAAAATCCTTGTCATTAACTGTTTCTAATAATTGAGTGTATTTTCTTAAAGAAGCCGGTAAATCATTTGCGTTTTCTAACAAAGAATTAGGTGTTCGATAAATTTTTGTAGATTTATCTGATAAATATAAGTCAGAATGAGTTTCAAAATAATAATGCGCAATTGCATCGTCGTTGTATATACTAGCTAAATCGCTCAAGTTAAACATTTGAAAATCATGTATGACTTTTTCGAAAATGAAAGTACTTTTTATATATTCACTTAACTTCTCGAAAGATCTTTCTGTTCTTTTTAAAACATCATCTACAGAAATATTTATTTTTTTCGCTTGCATGCCTTCTGACCCACCGTGAATATAAATTAAACCTCTGTAAAAACTGATATTCAAATCTGCGTAACTATATTTTATACCGGAATAAAAGGGGAAGTATCCAGTATTTTTATCTATTACATCACCAAAAAATATATCCACTAATTCTTTATATTTTTTGTGAAGTTCATTCATTCTTTTTTCTATATCGTTATATCTCCATAAGTATTGTTTCTCTTCCATCCCTCATCCTCCTCACGCCATATAGGCGCTGTTAATCAATATGATGCAATTTAAAAACTCTCAACGGCTCAAATGTAATCGAATACTCGCCATAATGAGTTCCAATACCATATATCTTTTTATATTGTTCTATAGCTTCTAATATGTATGATTCACTCAACTGCAGATACTCTGACAACTCGTACAAATTACGAACACCGTAGTTGTGAGCTTCTACAATTTCATGTAGCGGGACTGCTGAGATAAAGCCGTGTCTACGTGCGTAATTTTCAAACTTGCGATTGTTGAACTTCGATTGGTCTAAAATGTTGCCATACGTCAACTTGTGGTGGGCAAGTTCTTCGTATAGCACTTCGGCTTTACGCCTTTCGGATAAATTTTTATTAATTAAAATAACTCCATTGTCATAGAGACCCTCAAAATTACCTAAAGACTTCCCATCATCAATTGGTATCTCTTTGTTTTCAATAACCATCTTTTCGTATAAATACATGCAATAACCCCTTACTGATTTCGATGTGCTTTTCTAACTAACTCTGCATACTTTCTAATTTCAATTAATTCTTCCTCTGTAAAATCTCCATCTAAGTGCGCCGCGATAGTATCTTGTTTTGTAGATTCTTCGCGTTCAGCAAATCCTAATAAATATTCTGTTTTTATTCCAAGTACTTTCGCAAAATCTTCAGCACGATTCAATGGGAACTCTCTAGTTAAATTTAAATATCTTGATACTGCTGATTTTGCTACACCTACACGACGAGCTAATTCACTTAGTGACATATTTTGTTCTTTCATTGATGTTTTAATTATTGTGATTATTTCATCATTAGTTCTCATTTCTTGTATCTCCTGAATTGAATATTTGTTCTTATTTGTGAACGATTTGATTATAACACCGTTCCCAAAAGAATACAATATATAAGAAAGAAAAAACTTTTTGAATTTTTTTAAGCAAAAAGTGTTGACGAACGAGAACGTAAATGGTAAATTGTAATTAGTTCTCAAAAGAGAACGATAGGAGGTGTAAACGTGGTACTAAATTTAAAAAGATTGAGAGCGGAAAGAATAGCTTGTGGTATTACGCAAGATGAAATGGCTCACAAAATGGGGTGGAAAACAAGAACGCCTTATGCAAAGAGAGAAAATGGAATAGTAGATATTGGAGCGAATGAATTTATTAAAATGGCAAAAATATTAGGTTATGAAACAAATAACCTAGATATTTTTTTTACCAATAACGTTCTCGAAAAAGAACGTAAAAACATCTTAAAAGGAGGTGAATTAAATGTCTAGAACAAAATTGCATGATGTACCAACTAAAGAAAATACAATTACAGAACCAAAGCAAGTTGTAGTGAATCCTTTGTTTGCAAAACCTAATGCACTAGCTGGTATTTTTGGAATTTCATACAGTTCGGTGAATCGTATTTTAAAAGAGTGGGAAATAGATTCTAAAGGTGTTGATGATTTATATTACTCGTTATCATCAACAATGATTGTTATCAGTATTCCACGATTCGAGGAGTACATGAAGGCACGTCATAAAAAATGGATGTAGTAGGCAAGGTAATGAAAATGTACTTAACTTATATTTGCTTAGTTTCATTGTTAACAATACTATTACTCGCAATATCTAACATGTATGTCGCTTTTAGTGTGTACGGCATGATGGTAACTTATGGATTTAATTTAACAGGAGGATTAGAAAATGAATAATGAACAAAAAGAAGTTATTCAAGACATCTATAATACTTTAGAAGCAATAGCTTATAACACATCAATGGAATACATCCATAATTGCGTAGATGGTAAGAAAGAATGGATAGAAAACGTAAATCGTGAGGAACACTTACAAGCCATAATCGAGTGGGCATTACAACAAATAGAAAATAACTTTGATTTTGAGGATGATACTGAAGTGGAGGAATTATAAATGAATTGGGAGATTAGAAATTTAATGTGCAATATAGAGATAGTAAAAGAAAAGTTGGAAGATGTAGCGACTACACATACATGGTTTGTAGATGAACGATTTAGGAAGAGATCGTTAAAAACTAAAGAAGAAGCGATTAATTACGGTCTAGCGTATAACGAACATAGAATTCACAACGAACAAGTTACAGAATTAATGCTTACTTATTTGAAAGAATTAGACGGTTTAATGAATAAGTTTCATGAAATAGAAAAAGCATCATCTGAGAACTTTGGCGAGGTATCAGATGACGCAAAGAAATTAAAAATTACAGAGTAATTAATAAAAAATAACTATTTTTATTATAACATTTTTTACTCTATGAATCACTAGAGGTGCAAAAAATGAATGAAATTAAATTAGAATATGACACACATGTTTCAGTGGTGCATTATGAAAGCTTAGACTCACGTTCATTTAAGAGCTTTTCAATGCCTAAATGGAGTAAGTTGGTTAATAAACTGTCTATGCCTATAGAAGCAAATTATAAGTATGCACGTGGTGTTGCTGTGTATGGTGATATTAAAGACGGTACAAACGATCATGGTGAAATTATCAAAAAGCATCGCAATGGCAATAATGTCGTATACAGAGATGTGATTGTACTTGATTATGATGAAATAAATGATTTAAAGCAATTACATGAAGCAATCAGCTCAGCTTTAAGCAATGTTGCATGGTTTTGGCACACATCGTTCAGCCATACAACTGAACAAGCTAGAATACGCCTGTATATCCCTCTGAATGAGCGAATAAGTGCAGATGATTATCGTAAATATACAAAAGTATTAGCAAATAAAATTGGTCATAAAGTGGATGAAGGTTCATATCAGCCAAGTAGATGTTTTGCGTTACCAGTTATTCAAAAAGGACACATATTTATTAAGCGAGTGAATGACTGTCCAATTATGAATGTTGATATGCTCGAACAGTGGTCAAAGGAGTATGAACAATCAAATGATAGTCCTAATATCAAAGGATACACGCGACATGGTAGTGCGTATTGGCGAGATATAGCTTTTGGTGTAAGTGAGGGAGAGCGCAATTCAACATTGGCTTCAATTACAGGTTATCTTTTGCGTAGGTATGTAGATCCAAACTTAGTTTATGGGTTAGTGAGTGCGTGGGCAAGTGTATGCAAACCACCTATTAATCAAAGTGAAGTAAACAATACTTTTAAAAGTATTTTAAAAAAAGATAGTAAAAACAGTTAGAAATGGAGGTTTTTGTTTGGAAGATGTTACAAACGAAGAAGTATTTGAAATGATTGATAGCAGAACCGGTGTTTTAAATGCTAATGATTGGAAAAGTCAATTAAGGCGTTCTGCTACTACACAAGCATTGAAAAAAACGACTACAAATGCTGAAATCATATTGTGTAATGATGAGAGTTTAAAAGGGCTAGTACAATATGACGCTTTTGAAAAAGTAACCAAACTGAAACGTCTACCGTATTGGAGGTCAAAAGGGGATGCGAATTATTATTGGGCTGATATAGATACCACACATGTGATTTCACATATTGATAAATTGTATAATGTGCAGTTTAGCCGTGATCTTATTGATACTGTAATTGAAAAGGAAGCTTATCAAAATAGATTCCACCCTATTAAATCGATGATTGAATCTAAATCATGGGACGGAATCGAAAGAATCGAAACGTTATTCATTGATTATTTAGGTGCTGAAGATAATCACTACAATCGAGAAGTTACAAAAAAATGGATGATGGGTGCAGTTGCTAGAATCTATCAGCCAGGTATTAAATATGATTCCATGATTATTTTATATGGTGGTCAAGGTGTTGGGAAATCTACGGCAGTGAGTAAATTGGGAGGTCATTGGTATAACCAAAGTATTAAAACGTTTAAAGGTGATGAGGTCTATAAGAAATTGCAGGGTTCTTGGATATGTGAAATTGAAGAACTGTCGGCATTTCAAAAGTCTACTATTGAAGATATTAAGGGTTTTATAAGTGCCATTGTAGATATTTATAGAGCTTCGTATGGTAAACGCACAGAGCGTCATCCTAGACAGTGTGTGTTTGTAGGGACAACCAATAACTATGAGTTTTTAAAAGACCAAACAGGCAATCGTCGTTTTTTTCCTATTACGACAGATAAAAATAAAGCAACTAAAAGCCCATTTGACGATCTAACACCAGATGTTGTGCAACAAATGTTTGCCGAAGCTAAAGTATATTTTGATGAGAATCCGACGGATAAAGCATTGTTGCTAGATAAAGAAGCGAGTGAAATGGCTTTAAAAGTCCAAGAAGCTCATTCTGAAAAAGATGCTTTAGTTGGAGAAATAGAAGAATTTCTTGAACGTCCTATTCCGTCAGACTATTGGTATAGAACGTTAGAAGAAAAAAGAGTTTCTGCGCATGATGTTATAGACCAAGACTATATTAAATTATATGGTGATGGTAAATTGATTGAATTACCGAATTCAAAACCAGGTGCTTATGTATGGCGTGACAAGGTATGTAGCATGGAAATTTGGAAAGTGATGATGAAACGAGATGACCAACCACAACAACACCATTTAAGAAAAATTGATAAAGCGTTAAGAAATACAAGTTATTGTGGGCAAAGTAAGTCGCGTCATAGATTTGGTGAAGGTATTGGTAGACAATATGGTTTTGGTATTAATTTAATATCCTATTATCAAGGTTTAAAAAGCAAAGAACAAAAATAACGGGACAACGGGACGATTATGGGACAATGGTAGGACACCTTCAATCTCTTGTGGCAGTAAGCATTATGTTATATTTGTCCCTGTGTCCCGCAACTTTTACCCTAAACTTTTAAAATAATATATACACATTAAAAAATATATAAGCGTAGGCATAAAACAGTGGGACAATGGGACAGATAACTTTAATCCATTGGGAGAGTGGTGTTTGAGCATTGTCCTGACAATGTCCTGAAACATATTGAAAATAGCGAAATGGGACACCTATCAAAAATTAGGAGGAAGAAAATGAATAAAAATCAATTAAAGTCAGAAATTTTAGAATATATAAAGGCGCATGCTGGTACATCATTTGTAGAAATAGAACGTGTATTTGAAGAAAATAACTTTGATTATAAAGGTGACGGCGCATATACAAGTGGTCAACATCCTAATGTTGTGTTTTGGGTTGGGTGGAATCAAGAAGCGTTTGATGTTATCGCTGAACTTAAAAAAGATGGACATATTGAGATGGATATTTGTGAGCCAATTGTTTATATGGTTGATGGTAAAGGTTTGGATTTGCCTATTGTAAGGTCGAAAAATATTAAAACAGATCATTGGTTGCCTGTCACGTTTAATGTTAGTAAGAAAGAAATGGAGTGTGTCTAATATGAATGACAAAGAGAAAATTTATAATCAACTTCATCATGATGCACCAATCCAAATTATGCCAGCACCCGAAAATTTATTTGTTGAATATATAGAAGATGGCGAAGTGTGGTATTCACCAGTTGTATGTATGGCTTTAAGTAAAGCCCATAATATTAATTTTTATGATAGTGATGATGTGGGATGCATCGATAAAGCGGCTACATGTAGCATTAAGAAATTTAATACTGAGACAGGTGAGTTTGAACAATTCAGCAAAATGCCTCAAAAGGAGATTGCACAATGAACATAGAAACTATCGTAAATCAATTTGAAACACGAGCAGGCACGTTACTAAGGTACTACACAGGATTATTAGAACATAGTAAAGTGCAACCATGTTGCTTTAAGTTATACAATGATCCATTTGATATGGTTTATGTGATGATGAACAACAAGTTATTCGGTCATGTATATATTAAAGATTGTAAAGTAAGGCAATCATTTGAATTAGCGTCACCTAAGCACACTGAGGGGCTTATAAGAAGTATAGAAGGTCATTATGTAGGTTATGAATTACATGACGGTAAACAGCTTTCTATTAGTGATATGATGGCCAGTCAATTATTTGAAGATGAGTATTTTATGTATGGGCTACAAACATATGTAGAATCAAATAATAGTGATGTGTTTGAGTACCTAGAAAATGGATTTGATACAGATACACTTGAGGGCATTCAATCAAGTAATACTGATGTGATAGCGAATATTGAAATGTTGTATCAGTTAGCTACGGGAATCAATGAACCAGCACGAGAGTTAGTTGAGGGATTAAAATTAGTAACTGAGTTTGTACAAGATGAGAATGCGACACAAGAGGATTACAAGGCGTTAGAACGTAAATTGAATGATCTAAAAGCGTCTTACTATAGCTTGAGTAAATAATGTTATGAGGGGTCACATGTAGTGTGTGGCTCCTAATAAAAAAACGGCAAGGTTTGTACAAGGTATAGAAGTTTAAAATGGTAAGGTTTTCGGAAGGTGTTGGCTTTTAAAACCCAAAAGTTTCCCAAAGGTGCGCAGACTCTGAGAACAATGAAATAGGAAGGTGTACAAGGTTAAAAAAAGGCGAGGTACAGAACTTTAAAATAGTAAGTTTGAGGTAGAAAGAAAACAATGTTTTATACCAGAGTTGCAAAATGGTGAGAAAAGGGATAAATACGAGCAATTGAATCAAGAAGAAGTGAAAACCCCAAGCTTTTCCGTAGGTTATAAGAATAGTGCGATTTTAGATAGGTACGAAGAATTGCGTCAAGAAGGAAACTAAAGGTAAGTGTTTTTGATATTGATAAAAGTAACAAGGTTTTAATAAGGTATAAAAAATTTAAAAAGATAATATATGTTAATGTTTGTTATTTTTGAAGAGGGCAAAAGTTTTGTTGTTCGTATTTTGTTCGTGTAAAAAATGGGAACTTAAGTTCTATAGAAACTACTACGTTTTACTACAAAATTTCTTTTCCTTATTGTTTTAAGAGGGATAGGAATGATGCTAAACACCTGATATAATGCGGTTCATAGCGAACGTAAGTTTGATTTAGATGTGTGGAATTGGTATAATTAGAGTAAGCAAAAAACAGAAAGCGTGGTGAGACAATGAGTGAATTTGAAGTAAAAGAAAAGACGTACAACTTACCGAATGAACACCGCCAAGTACTCAATGTGATAAGAAATACGTCTAATAAATATATTACTAAAACAAATCTGCTTAATCAATTGGGATATGAAGTGAATAAGGCTAACAATAGATGGTTAACACAAGTCATTACAAGCTTAATCATTAATTATCATTATCCTATCGGATATAGCTATAAAAAAGATACTAGAGGCTATTACATCATTAAAACACAAGCTGATAAGATAGAAGCTATCAAAAGTATTAAGGGCTTAATTGAGGGCAGTCAGAACCGTTTAAAAGCCCTAGAAGAAATTGAAGTGTAACATGATAACTATGAAATGAAAGAGGGTAACATAAATGAAAACAAATCATTTATTTGAAAAATATTCCGATGAAGTAAAAGGCTACAAAGAAGAAATTAATAATTTAGAATCTAAAATTGAAAATACTACAAAAACTATTGAAGATCTATCTTCCAAATATAAAGAGTATATAAAAGTTGGCAACGATAATGAGGCTGATAAGACGTTTAATAAGATTTCAAAATTAGAAGATGAGAAAGCAAAAGATAATAAAAGATTTGAAATTAAAAAGGAATTATTTAACAGCATTAAGCGCGAAAAACTCATAGACTTATTGTTGAATAGGAAGAATATTCCTGAGTTATATCAAGAGGAAGCACAAAGTTTAGCGCGTGAATTAGAAGGTACAATCAAACAGTTTAATAATGTTATTGATAAAATCAACAATATGAATGAAGAATATCGAGAAGATATGTATAAGTTCGATTCCTTGATAGATCAAAATGAAATGAAAAAAGATAATTTATTTAGACAACGATATGGCGAAGTGATTGTACTTTACCTCAACAACTTTCTTATTAATACAAAATCAATTCGTTTCAATGAACACAAAAAATTGGAGGTTAAGAAATAATGCAATTTAGTAAAACATTAGAAGCAATAAACAATGCTGAATTAGATGAAAGCCAACGCTTATCTATTTTAGAAGCACTTAAAGAAGATGTGAACGATGAGGAAAAAAGAAACGTAAGAGATATTCCAACTATTTCAGATTTAGCTGATAAAGTAAATATTAGAAAAAACAAATAGACAAAAGCCAAGCCTTAATTGGTTTGGCTTTATTAAGTAGTGGGGTGGATAAATGAAACTGAGTAAATCTAAGAACGTTTTTTATTATCGTAATAGCGACAATAAATTATCTGAGTATCAACTATTAACGCAATTTAACCCAGCATTTATTAATAAAAAAATTAAGATGTGTGAATTCCAAATTGAAAGTATGTACCATATGAGTGCGTCGACCACAACATGTGATGAAATAATGGGGGTCGTGTCTGTCTCATATCCGATTGAAAAATTAGTTATCAAAATTATTGAAACAAAAGCAGGGTTACAAAACTATAAAAATAGATCTATAAATAATATGGCGTTGTTGAAAAAGGTAATTAACTATTATACAGAAGAAGAGAAGAAGCAAGTTGTAAAATATATGCGTTCAAATGGACGATATAAGCCCTACAACGTCATTGGACGCTTACAGGTTGATTTGTATCAAGCAAGTATTAAACAACGTTCAGAACGTCAAAAACAAAGAAATACAGCAATTGAAAACAGTAAGATTGCACGAGTAAATGCATATCACCAATCTTCATATGTAAAAGTGGTGTAACAATGGATAAAAAGCAAATAAAAGACTTCGTTTGTGATTATCATAAGCGAACTAGAAGTGATGTGTTTATAGATGATGAAATAAATACCGATGAATTCTTTTCAATAGGTGATGAAAATTCTAATGAATGGATGGCAGACGATAACATTGATGATCATATTGTAAAGAATCACTTAGAAATGATTGTTGACCAAGTAGCTAATGGTAAAGAGTTTTATATTTTCGATTCTTTAATACAAGGACGTAGTTTTAAAGATATTAGCAATGTCTTGGAGTGTTCAGAACAATCTGTAAGATTATGGTATGAAACCTTATTAGATAAAATTGTGGAGGTGATAGAATGAGTGAGTTAACAGCAAAACAAGCGCGTTTTGTGAATGAGTATATTAGAACACTTAATGTGACACAAAGTGCCATAAAAGCAGGCTATAGCGCAAATAGTGCACATGTGACAGGATGTAGGTTATTAAAGAAGCCACACATCAAGCAATATATACAAGAACAAAAAGATAAGATTATAGATGAGAATGTATTAACCGCAAAAGAGTTACTACATGTGCTTACGAATGCGGCAGTCGGTGACGAAACAGAAATGAAAGAAGTTGTAGTCAAGCGAGGGGAATATAAAGAGAATCCACAAAGTGGCAAAGTACAGTTAGTCTATAATGAACATGTTGAACTGATAGAGGTACCAATTAAGCCAAGTGATCGTTTAAAAGCTCGTGATATGTTGGGAAAATACCATAAGTTATTTACAGATAAGCATGATATTAACGGGAATGTGCCTATATTCATTAACATTGGTGAATGGGACGGTGATGATGAGGAATTAGATAAAACTGTAAAAGATGTATCTAACGCTAATCCTAATCATACTGTGATTGTGGATGATATACCGTTAGAGTATTGAGGAGATTGAATCAACGTTTAATTGTGCTATATAGTAATCATAACATTTAAAAATTCGTTAAAATTAGTACTAGGTACTAAAATGTAGTATAATGATTTTGTGTAGTTGCAACTAATGTCATTCCCTGATATTAGTTGCCTTTTTCATATATAATCTTTTTATTTTGTAGATTTAAATATATAATGTATAAAACTACACATGAAAGAGGTTAAGGGGAAATGAATACTGTTACCAAAAAATATAATTTTTTTGTTTTAACTTATCAATTTAAAAATAAGGTTGAAAAAAATTATGAAAGAATGAACGAATATTTAGAAAAATCTCTGAAAGAATTTGAAGAAAAAAAGGATTTTAATTTTATAAAATGCAAAAACACGACCTACATCGGATTTAATTATATTGAAAAATATGAATACGATAATAATGAAGTATGGGTCTTTTGTTTGTCAAAAACAGTTACAACAAAAATTGCAGTTATAAATGAAATAAAAAAAAGAGTAAAAGATGGTAGATCAGAATATGGTGATGAACTAGAACAAGGTTTAACAGTTGATACTGTAGTGTTATTTTGTCCTAAATCAGGAATAGTGATTATTCCATCAAATAAAGGTGGAATTTCTCAATCAGATTTTAAACAGTTTTTCTATAAAACTGTTAAGAAAAAAGGAGCTAAAATGAACATCGCTATAAATAATACAGAAATTGAAAATTTAAAGCACATTGATAATATAAAAGAAGTTGAGTTTAATATTTCTAGAATTGTAGATGTAGATAAAATAAAGAATAAAAATCAGTCAACGCAAAGAGATAAAAAAATGATTGATAAACTAAATGCTGATTCTATGAAGGTAAAGTATACATCAAAATCTTTAAATATTTCCGAGTCATTAAAACAAATAAAAAATATTTTAGCGAAAGATAAGACAAAAGAAGTCAAAAAAATGGTTATTAGAGGAGAGAATGATGGCCATGAACAAATTATTGATCTTATCGCTAACAGATTAATATATATAGATGATGATGTAGAATTAAACAACAATAATAAAATAACTATTAATTCTATGATTAAATCGATAAAAAAAGCTTATAGAGATAATTTGAAGATTATTGAAAAAGATATTCTTTAACAATTTGATAAAGGGTTGTGATTTTGTGTTTAAAAGAAACATAGACGTTGTTTTATTTTTTATAATCCTAATTATTGTGTTCTTGTGTTTGAATGTTCAATATTCTGTTATTCAAAATAAAGAAAAATATAGTGATTTTTTGGAAACAATAATATCTTTTTCTTCTTTAACAACAGCATTTTTGTTTTTTTCTGTTACTCTTATACCACTTTTAAATGATAGAGCAAAATTGTTTGAGAAGTTAGATACAGAAAAGAAATTGATTGAAAATATTATGCTAAATACAGAGATGTTCTTATTTTTATCTATTTATACATTGGTTTTGTACGGTTTTAAATTATATGATATTGAAATTGATAACATTTATTTTGTTATTTGGTATTCAATTATATGTGCTTCCATTTTTAAACTAATAAGAACTTTCTATTTTTTGACAATCAATATTGCTAAGACCATTAAATGAAGATTAATATATTAAAACACTTATATAATAAATAATGTATTACACATGATTTTAGAAAGAGCTTTGTTCTAATAGTGGTATTTTTAATGCTGAGAAACGTCCTGTGTTGCAGTGAGGAGTGGGAACCACGCACAAATATACTTTAACTGTAAATGTAGCGCCGTGAAATATGGCTTTAAACATGGCTGGTCAGTCGATTTTGGAGATTGGACGAAGATTCAAAGATGTTAAAGAAAATGACTTAGCGCATGGAGAGTTCGGCAAATGGTTAAAAAATTTAAATTTTGATTGGAATACAGCTAATCGTTTTATGAAAGTTTCGGCAGAATTACCAAATTCTGATACGTACCATAATTTAGGCTCTAATGCGTTGTATCTAATTACTACTCTTCCTGAACGAGAACGCACTAAAGAACACAAAACATCAAACGGCGAAACTAAAATTCCATACTAAATGTTTATGATTTTACGGCAGAACTCAATTTTGAGCCTTGTAAAATTGCATATATTAGTTATATAAATGTTATTTATGGGTATTATATAAACGGAAGGGGCAACGTTATTACTTGCCTATTAGAACATGGAATGGTTCTGTTCCAACTAGTCAGTTATTAAGCGACTTATGTGGAGAAATCAGTTGAAATGACATAGTCATGTCTATTTAAGCAGGTGCGTTACACACCTGCTTTCTATTTACATTTAAAGATAAAATGTGCTATTATTTTACTAGAACTTTTTAACATTTCTCTCAAGATTTAAATGTAGATAACAGGCAGGTACTTCGGTACTTGCTTTTTTATTAATACAACTAATCTGAACTTTGGTACAAACTAATTGAAGTATAAATACATGCAAGTAAAAGAGGTAGGTCGAAATATCTCCCTACCTTTAAAAATTAATTGTTTTCAACTGTAATATGAGTTATGTCTTTAGGATTAATTATTCTATTTATTGCATTTGAATTTGAATCTCCAACTTTACCAGTTATAGTTATGTCAGAAGGATCTTTACTATAAATAGATACTTTTGCTCCGTTTTTAACTAAATTTTTTTCTTTTAGAGATTTAGTTAATTTTTTCCATGCTTCATCGGTATTTATATTTGAATAATTTGGGTTTTTCCTTTCTATTTCTATTTTTGTTATTTCAGCATTTATGTTCTGATTAGTACTTAAGGAATCTAAACTAGCAGTACCACTAACTGTGTTTTCTCCACCATTTTCTATTTTATACGTAACCTTGACATTTTCATTATCTGATTTATCGATAATATTCGCTTCTTTCAAAGAATCTCTAACATCTTTCCACAACTGTCCGTCTGTTGTTTCAGCAGCTTTTGCAACGTTATTAATACCATTATAATTTGAAGAAGAATGAAAACCTGAACCTACTGTTGTTAAAACTAATGCACTTGCTATCAATGTTTTTGTTAATAGTTTTTTATTCAT